CCACCACCGCCAGCCTGCATCTGCCCTATTCCAGAACCGGCCTTGGCAGCCTGCTCTTGGAAGGCATTGAGCGAGCCCGTTGCCTTGCCCATGCCCTCTTCAAAGCCCGTGGCATCAAGGGTCAGGCGTACGCCGATATTGCTGACTTCTTCGGCCATCAGATCTCCGGCGTCACACCATCTCTCCGGTGAGAGACTCAGCGTTGAAGTCGATTGCGCTGTCGCTTTCTTCGCTTGCGACGGCGGCGGTGTTGCTCTTGACCCAGTCCTCCCGCAAGGCTAGGTAGTAATGAAAAGGGAGTGCCGCAACCTCATGGGGCCACTTGCCGTACCGGCGGGCGATACGGAAGATGAGGTCGCGGGTCGTTAGGCGTTTCCCTTGGCCGTCTCTTCCTCGGGCTCATCGTCCGCCTTCTTCTCAGTCTCAGGCTCATCACCGTAATGCATCCGGTTGACGGTCTGGTTGAGTTTGAGCACCACTCGCATCGGCAGGTTGGCAAGTGACTCGGCATTCAACTTGGGCGCAACCGAGCACTTCAGGACCATCATCTTGAGCAGCACGGAGTTATCGATGGTCTCCGTCTCCTCACCCGTGATCGGATTGCTCTGCTTGGTGGTGGCCTTCTTGACGAGATCGTCGTAGTCACCGATGGACAACTCGCGAAGACGGAAGGTGGATCCGCGAACAATGACTTCCTCCTCGAGGAAATCGGGGGTCAGGCTAGCGTGTCGAGACAATGGTTACTCCTTCGATCAACAGGCTCCGGTCGGACAGGACCATTCGCATGTCCGGTTGTCGGATGACTCGGTAACTACGGAACGGGTTCAGGTTGAGAATGATCTGCTTCTCGTAATCAGGATCCTCCCACAGCGCAGCGCTGATGAACGCAAAAACGGCGCGAAGATCGTACAGACCCATTTCGGGTCCGCTGTCTCCGCGCCGTTCCAGCGACCAGTTTGAGAACTCCCCGACCTTGGCTCCCAAGAATGGGATGTCCACGATGCCAGCGGGCTTCATGGTGCCAGATCGAATGGTCTTGAAGAGGTATCCCATCGCCATCCTTTCGAGAACATGGGGCGGAGGCCGCAGCCGGGAGGGGTCTATGTTGGACCCCCGCCCCGGGTTCTCGGATGTTACGAGACGAACGTCAGGTTAGAGGCTGCCGTTCGAGAAGACCGTCCACGCACCAGCCGCACGGAAGTTTCCGGTCGTCTTGATGGCGTCGGTGTTGCTGGCGGTGATGGCTGCGTCCATCAGGCCGGGGCCACTCGCGATGAGGACTTCGAAGGTCGGGCGGTCATCGCCGTAGAGGTAGATGAGGACCGCATCCGAGTTGGCTGCGTTGACCTGATAGTCACCGCTGACATCAAGGAGACCAGCGAAGGTGCCCTGAATGTCCTTGAGGCCGACCAGATACGTCTTGTTGACGTCGCCGAAGACCGTCGCATCGACGTAGTCCCTGTTCAAGTTCAGGGTCCACTCGGTCTTGGACGAGACCTTGGTCCCGGTGCCCTTGGGGCCGCCGAGGTAGATCGCTCCATTCTTGCCATGGAGTTTGGTATTGCTTCCTGCCATTGCTTCTCCTTCGGGAGGGCTAGGTGATCGTCCACTCCCCGGCAGCCTTGAAGTTGCCGGTTACGCGAACCGCATCAGTACTGGAGACAGAGACGGATGCGTCCACAAAGGCGGGACCCGAAGCCACCAGCGTCACGCCATCCTCCGCGTACAACGCAACGGGGTAAGCCGATCCGTCGTTGTGGGTGATAAGCGAGTCGCCGGACGTGTCCAGCAAACCGGAGAACGTCCCCTCGATAGCCATGAGCCCCGCCGCGTTGACCTTGTTCCTGTCACGGAACGTGGTGACGTCGGCATACTCGCGAGCCATCGAGAGGGTCCACTCAGTCTTGTAGGTGACCTTGGATCCATTGATGTAGATCGCACCGTTCTTACCGTGGATCTTCATAGCGTCTGGTCGGTCCAGACCGAATACGAACCACCCACTTGGTAGATGCGCCTTCCCTCGGAGTCGATGTCTGGCCCCGTCGGCAGATCAGCGACCCGGCGGCAAAGCAGGCTAGTCTGCCCATCGACCGAGAGCACTGCATCGTTGAGTGCCCCATTGATGAGCGCGTCGATGTTATTGGCATCGACGGGGTTCTCCGCATAGACCGAGACATCGATCAGCGCCTGCAACATCACGCCGGACCAGTCATACACATACGGGGCCGACACGAGTTGGTAGACGACGAACGGGTACTTGACCTTGCGGGGAGCAATCGACTCGTGAATTCCGCCTGCGATGGCGGCCACGAGTGGAACAGACGCCCGTAGCGTCTGCACGACTGCTCTCTTGACGGGGGCGACGGTAGCGACGGCCATCAGTCAGTCCCCTTCACAGCCGCACCACGATCTCAATTTCCGTGTTGGAGCCCTTTGTGCGGGAGGCTTCCTTCACGGCCGCCGCGATGGCGGCGATGACTTCTGGTCGGCTCTCGTCTCTGGCTGGGCGAAGGAAGGGATGGGCGGCGTTGTGACGCGTTCCAAACTCCTGATACTTCGCGTACTCCGTAGGCGAGATCACCCATGCTTCTGCGAACTGGCCTGACACCGTGGGCGATGTTGAGTAGATCTGTCCACGCAATCGCCCTCCGATGTGGAGGTGCTGCCAAGTGCTGAACTTGGCTCGTTTGGTCCTGACCTCAGAAGCCCCTCTGCTCGAGAGGATGGTCTTCTGGGGTACGCCTCCCGCCCTGCGACGGGACATCTCGGCGTCGTATTGCGCCAACAGGCGATCAGCCGAAGCGGTACGACGTTGATGCCAGCGGCGAGGAATGGCCTTGGTGGCGATCTTGGCCGTCCTCACGGACTCGTACCGATACCGCTCGCCACGCGCTTTTGCGATAGGACGAAAGATCCGTGACCGCGCCGCCTTGTTCTGCTCGATCTCCCCTATCGACTTGAACCTGATGCCAGCACTAGACCCAGCGAAGATCTGCCTGACCGGCGCTCGAGCCTTGGCACGGGTCTCGACAATGATCGCTCCCTGCCCAAGGGCGTTGACCGCCGCCTCGAAGATCCCCTGAGCAATGACCTCGAAGTCGATCATTCCCGCTTACGCAGACTGACCGTCAGGAGCGGTAGCCACGACCCCTCGGCCGTGGTATCGCTGACGACGTAATCCTGATCACCCGCGTGGACTAGATCCCCGGGCAGGATGTCGGTTCCAACGGGGACGAACATCCGGTAGGTGTTGACGGTGACGATCATGCCGGTGTCCACGGACTGCTCGGGCGTGGGCGTCGAGTAGATCCATGCCTTGATATCGAGACGTCGACTCTCATTCGTCTCCGGGTAGACGAGGAAGTCGTCCCCGTAGTCGCCGCCGACCGGAGGCGTAGAGGCCGTACGACGCTCCACAGTGACCGGAGTGACCATGCCGAGCAGGGCGAGGTCCCTGACCCTATTCAACTGATTAGCGGTCAGGAAGCGGTCTTGGGCTGGCATCAGCGCACCGAGATGCTGTCGTTCCGATAACTGGTCAGGTACATCGCGGCCTCGGGCACGAGGCTGTCGAGGTTCGCAATCAACGAATTCTGGGGCTGGGGCGCAAAGCGGGTCATCTCCACCTCCGCCACGCGAAGCCTGCTCAGGTGAGCCATGCCTCGGGCATGCAGTTCAGCCTGTCCATGGAGGTAGGCGACGATGTGGCCCGTCCCCCATGAGATGTCCGACGGGAGCGAGTAGTGATAGGCGCACCGCACGACATCTGCCGCCGCCAACTGGGTACTGAAGATGACCGTTCCCTCGGTGTAGTCGATGGTGAACCCAGCCGTCACGATGGTCCCGTTCTTCTTCACGACGGGGGCCGGGGTCGCTTTCCAGTACTGGTTCTGGGCGCGAAACGTCTGCCCATCACTGGGCGAGAGTTCCTCGTCCTCGGTGAAGTCCCAGCCGTAGGTGTAGTCACACTTGGCAATGGGAACGGCAAGACCCACGTTGGGGACGATGAGGGCATTGAACAGGCCGGACGAGGTGATCGCCAGCGACACGACTTCCATGTACCGCTCGCTGTTGTTGATCATCAGTTCGGTTGGAGCAATCTC